ATATGTATATTTATATAAAATAAGGTTAAAACAATATGGGATATTAAGATAATACTAGTGTAACAATCGATGCAATTCTAACATTAAAAGGACGAGAATTGCTAGCAAAAGGCGGAAACGCATTTAATATTACGCAATTCGCAGTTGGGGATGATGAAATTGATTATTCATTATGGAACCCAGATCATCCGTTAGGAACAAATTATTACGGTACTATTATTGAAAATATGCCAATTACGGAAGCAATTCCGGATGAAACTCAAGCATTAAAATATAAATTAATTACATTACCAAAACAAACAACTAATATACCGGTTATAACTGTTGGAAATACGGCAATTACTTTATTAGCTCCAGGTGATAGTACTATTATTGCACCTAATACTAGCAACTTCCAAGGGGGCAATGCGACGTTAGGATATACAGCAATTTTATCAGATTCAACCGTTGCAGATATTCAAGTTACACGTGCTTTACAAAATTCAGTACTACCAACTACACCTCGTTTTATTGGAGATAACGAAGACGCACAAAGTGTTGCAGTATCTGGATTTGAATTCCGAGTTATAGCTAAAACACAATTAATTGAAGACAAAACTGCTACTATATCAATTATTGCAAATGAAACTGGAGGAAGTGTAACAATTAATTTAACAGTTAAAAAAGCAACAACTGCTACTATTTAATAGGCATAAATCATGAATGAAAACATTTTAATTGCACGTTTAAAACAACAACCGAGACACGGACAATTACCAGGAAGAATAACTCCGGCGATTCAAAATTTAAGGAATCAGCTTCCTGAAACTGCTGGTTCTGTTGCAGCAGCTGCATCGACTGCGGTAAATGAACAAGTGCAACAGTTAGCACAACAGTTAGCAAATCAGATGGTTGCTGAGATGCAACAATCTCAAGTATTATCTAGAAATGGTCGTGTGTATACGAAATTTGATATAGCAAATGATGTAATATCAAATCAAACGGAAGTTGTTACCGCTGGATTATGGAGTGATAATCTTGCAAGTTTAACTACATATTTTACATCATCTACTCAAACTACATCACAACGTAGATATTATGTTGATGTTTATCAAGATACCCCGACTGCCGACGGCGCTGCTATACAATTTTCTTTAGCATTCGGGCATGCATTAGGTAGTGGATCTGATTCTCAAGGACAATTAAATGATTCTCCTAGTAAAGCAATCTATTCGCAATATCGACAATTATTATTAAATCCAAGTGATACGAGATTTACAACAGCTGGCTCTGGCAGTACCGATTACATATATGTAGTTAATTTTAAACGTAATCGTTTAAAAGAACGTTTAGATGCTGGAAATTTTGAATTACCGTTACGAGTAATATCCGGATCTCGTCCTACTAACGCAACAGGTAGTGTTAATGTATCCGGTTCTCGAATAATTACATTGATTGACGATTCTTCTATTGCAGCTGCAACTAATGTTGGTGCTGGTAAAGTTTATAACATTGTATCTGGATCAATAAATTCAGGGGTACATAATCCTACTGCTCCAACTTATTTTGGATTAGCATATCCAGATTATGGAACGTTGATATTAGACGGAAAAATGTTAGATCAACATTTAAATTTCCAAACTAATACCGGTTCTAGTTCAGAAGGAAACAATCATTTTGCTTTATTCCGTTCCGTTTCCGGTTCAGCATTGCTAACCAACCCATCAACTTCAGATCCATATGGTTTCCAAGCACGTAATTCAGAAAAAATTACTAGTACACATTATTTTGTTAGAATTAAAAATGCTGAATATAATTTTTCTAATAATCCATCTTATGTAACTGGGTCAGTTGGTCAAATTGCACAATCTACATTTATCGGAGATCCAAAAACATATATTACTACGGTAGGTTTATATAACGATCGACAAGAATTGTTAGCAGTTGCTAAATTAAGTCAACCATTATTAAAATCTTTCCAACGAGAAGCATTGATACGAGTTAAGTTAGATTACTAAAATCAACCGATGATTTTGAGCCCGTTATATTTATAATAAAGTATAACGGGTTTTTACTGAAATGGCAGAATCACAATTAGCAAACATACAAGATAAATACGAAGGATTATATCCTACTGTTTTTAAAAAAGTAGATTCTGCAGATATTATGCTTAATCCATTTCCTGTATATAAATTGTGGGCGGCACCTTCTGGGAGTTCTACTAGTAGTTTATTGCCATTACGTGCAATATATACAGATGGTTTACCGGCATTAGGATCTGAATTAACATATAACGATGCAAAGAATATAGATGATAGTTTGCAAACTGTTACATATTATTCAATTAATCATTTATATTACAAACATAAAAATTCTCCTACTCAAACATACGGACCAACAGATTTAAATCGTGCGAAAAAATATTTGTATGAAACTGCGTCTGTTTTTTCAATACCACAAATAAAATTCGGTGAATCAATTAAACCAGCTTCATTTGCGATAAAAGATAGTATAGATACAATTTCTGCAGACCGATATGGAAATTTAAATTTAGTGAATGTTGACACTAGTTCGTTAGTAACTGGAGAAAAATGGTATGAAGGTTTTAATGAATATTTTGATATATCTAGAATTTCATATATTAGTGAGAATGTAACATATGAACCCGGAGTTCCGGATGTCGATGTTAATACTTTACCGGTAGGATTAGCAGCAAAGTTTTCTGGAAATGGATATATTCAAACAATGATTGATGGATTATATGATAGAGACCATGATTATGCTATAGCATTTTGGGTATCTGCGTCAAATTCTGGATCTAATAAAATAATTTTAACAAAATCTACTAGTAGTCTAACGCCACAATATCCATTTCAAGTTGAATTAAGTGGCAGTAGCGGTAATGAAACAATTGTATTTTCTATTGCTGGTAGTACTACATTTAAAACGCAAATTACATCTTCTGCATTTAATATTAGTAATTGGAATCATTTTGTATGTCAAAAAACAGGCAGTAATTTTCAAATTTACGTTAATGGAACGATTAATGCATCTGGTTCTTCAGTATTGCTAACAAATACATTTTCTCCATTTACCGCATCGGCCCGGATCGATAATACAATGCCTATTTCAATTGGAGGTTATGATACGCAAAATTCAAATTTAACGGGATCGGTAGATGAAATACGTATTTATAATCGAGCATTAAACTTTAATGAAATTTCATCATTAGCAACTGCCGAATTAACTTCGTGTAAATTATTACAAACAAATCATGTAGGAAACGTATTTACAAAACAAGGAATTGCCGTAGTATCAACTCCAGATTATCGGTATAATGACGTAATTAATACATTTATAGCGGTATCTTATAAAAGCACGGTAACTATTCACGAATTAAGTGTTATTGCTAAATTAGATGCCGGTGACTTTAATATGTCAACAAATTTAACTCTTACTAAAGATGATGATGTAACATATCATAGTTTTGTTAGTGGTAGCGATTTTGCACCATATATAACTACTATAGGTTTATACAACGATGCTGGTGAATTATTAGCAATAGGAAAATTAGCTCAGCCTATTCGAAAAAGAAATGATGTTGATATGAATTTTTTAATTCGCATTGATTTAGATAAAAATATTACTAAAGGTTAATCATGATACGTTTAAAACAACTTCTTTTTGAAATGACCGATGTGGAATTAAAAAATCTTGCACGTAAAATTCAATCTAAAGAATTTAAATACATCGGTGCGGGAGACAATGGCCGAGTTTATCAAATCGATGGCGAAGATAAAGTTTTTAAAATAACAACTAGTACAGATGAAATAGAAGTTGCACGAAAAATACAAAATAAAATGACCGAATATTCAACTTTTATTCCTGTTTATTTTGTTGGCAATTTAACGGAAATGGACTCTAATTATAAAGATGTTATTATAATGGCTAACGCAGAACAATTATCAACGGCATTAAAACGTAAAATTGATTCGGCAGTCGATCAATACAAATCATATTCATATGAACAAGGTGGTGAAGTTTCAATATTTGATTTTGTAGACGATACAAATAAAAATGAAATTGATGTTGAAGTTTTAAATTTTATCGATGCGTTACGAGTTGATGTAAATAAACTAAATATTCCGGATTTAGATTTAGATTTAGATTTTAAATCAGATAATATCATGAAATGGAACGGAAAACTCGTAATGGTGGATTGGTGATATTTATAATAAAGAAATTGGAATCTAATGATAAAATTAAAAAATATTCTTTCTGAAGCTGACGGTAAACAACGATTTAAATTTGTACGTCAAACTCCGGGAGCTCCGGAGCTTGTTAAATTGGCACAAGAACAAGACCCTCCGGGTGCTGCATTCATAATAAAATCTACTATCGAACTAGGAGAATATACTGATCAACAAATACTAGACAAAGTAATTCAAAATTTAAAAAATGATGAAATGTTTGGTGAAACTAGTAGATGGGCGGATGGTAGATTTTTATATTTATTTGGACCGGATTTAAAAGACGCGCAAAGAAAAACTAGATTTAATGTAATGGTATTGCCTATTGATTATGTTTTTAATTCAATTGCTGGAGATATTACTAACATTGATGCATCAGGTACTGATATTGAATCATCAACCGGATTAGATATTTGGGAACCAGAAAAATTACGAGCAGTAATAGACGATAATTTACAAGCTAAATATTATATAGGATCAGCACCGGTATATTTTCAACAAGATATCGATGCATTAGCTCCTAAAATAAAGCCATTTATGACTGCGGTAGTGGCGAAAAAATATCAAGATCAAGTTATGCAACTGTCAGCTGAATTGGAATCATTGAAACAATCAGCTGTAAAAGATCAACAAGTATTAGATTCGGATAAAACTGCGGAAACAGATAAAACTACAGATGATACTGCAGCAAAAATAAAACCAGAAGAAGTTATGGCTCGCTTAAAAGAAGCGCCTATTAAATTAGATACGACATCCGATGATGTTAAATACATTCAAGATTTAATATATAGAATAGGAATGGCTTCTCCAAAATTAGCCGAAAAAAATGATGTAGCTTCGTGGGCTGCATTTAGAGATGCTAAACCGCAATATGGTACTTATGGAACTCGTACTAAAAATTTTATCGATGCAATTAAAACGGTGAAAGGTCTTTCTACGACGAATGATGATATTACTGCCGAAGTACTTCAAGTTATATTAGATTCTGGCAAAAACGTTGGTATTACTGAATCTAAAAATATATGCTACGTAGATAACGTTATATATGAACAATTCGATATACCTGCAGATATTGATAAAACGGTTACATCGAAAGCGTCAAAATCCTCAACTACTACTAACAAAACTACAAAAACTAATACATCTACTACATCTACTAGTACGTTTAATCCAATTGGTACTGATTATAAAAAATTAAATTATACAACTCCAATTAAATATGGAGATAAAGGCCAAGAAGTTAAATTAATGCAAATATTCATTAATGGAATATTAGGAGCTATGGGTAAAGTTTCAGAAGAAATTCCAACTAATGGAGTTTTTGATTCTAAAACATTAAAAGCACATAAACTAATAACATTATATTCATATACATTAAAAGATTGGCGTACTGCATTTCTTTCTTATGAAAAAAATGCCGTGAAGCTAGCTTCTGTTATGGAACAAGCTGAATCTTTAAAAATGCAAGAAATATGGCAAGATATGTATAATGTATTTACTGGAAATCCAAAAAAATATTTTAAAAAGTACCGCGGTTGGTTTAATGATGATGAAGCTGGCGCAGCTAAATGGATCGAAAAAGAATTTGCAAAAGCATGGATGCCGGAATTAAATCGTTTACGAAAATCAAAACATAAATATACAAGAGAAAATGCAGAATATATAATACGCGTAACATATTGGTTAATTGATAAAATGCGTAACGGTTATGGTAATGTAAAATATACTGCTCCGTTTTGGTATGTAGATGAAAAGACTAAACAATGGAAAATGCAAAAAGTGCCATTTCGTTGGTCGTATTTTTCAGGATAAACAAAAAATTAATTAGTTATGAAACGAAATCATTTTCACAGTTCAGGTAATGCTAAAAGAGCAGCTGCTTTAAAATATGGATATAAATCAGGATTGGAACATACAGTTGCAGAACAAATAAAATCAGCGGAATATCCTTTGAAATATGAAACTGAAACATTAAATTATATAGTACCGGAACGCAAAGCAAAGTATACTCCAGATTTTGTTTTTGTAAAACGCAATGGTGAAATGATGTATATTGAAACCAAAGGACGATGGACTAGTGCTGATCGTTTAAAAATGAAACATGTATTAGCATCAAATCCTGGATTAGATATTCGTATGGTATTTCAATCTCCTACTCAAAAAATATCTAAAGGCAGTAAAACTACTTACGAATCATATGCTTTAAAGCTAGGTATTAAACATGTTGCAAAAAAAGATATTCCTGTAGAATGGTTTGCAGAATGTTTAAAAGAAGGCGAAGAAGTAATAAATGTTAAGAAATTTTTTTTATAATGGTTTGAAATGTGAAAAATTTTCAATACATTCATGTAAATTAATGATACATTAATTATAATGATTGATTCAGACTTGAATCGATCGTTAGACCAGAAATGAAATGTATGTGTCTAACCAATA